CCATCTGCCGCAGTTTGCCCAGCTTTACAAGGCCGTTTTACTTTTTTGCTTCAGGCTTCTTTTCGTCTTTCTTAGCCGCAGGAGCAGCTGGTGCAGACGCAGCCTTAGCAGCAGGTGCTACAGCGGCAGGAGCTGCAGTTTTAGCAGCGGGCTTGGCTTCTTCTTTCTTAGCTGGCTCAGCAGCAAAGGCAGTCAAAGCGAACATAGAAGCAATAATAGCGATAAATGTTTTCATGAATTTCTCCAATATATAAAAAATTAAATTAAAGTTACACTAAAATCTAACTAGCTCGTCACCTTACCTGGACCTAAGTTACTATGGTAACGAGTATCCAGGGTCGGGCTAAGACTACCTAATTAATCGTCATTTGCCAGCTTGGCAAAATAAGATAGGGAATCATCTGCGTCGTCGAAGTCTGCCTTAGGCTTAGCGGCTGGTTTAGCAGCAACTGGCTTTGGCATATCCTCATCTAAGCTGGTAGCTTCAGCACGGGGTGCAGCTGCACCTGTAGCAGAAAGTACCATAGTAAGCTTAGCCTTCAACTCGTCATATGACTTAAAGTTTTTCGGATCAACAAACTCAGCTAATGAGTGTTGCTTCTTCCAAATAGATTCCATTTGTTCGTCCTCTGCCAAAGGTGTGGCTGAATCAAATTCAGACTTATCGTAGTTACGATATCCTTCAACATTACGAATCTTCAACTTGAAGTTAGCACCCTTCCAGAAGTCGAAAGGATTAACTGGATCCTCGTCCTCAAACTGAGGTTGCATCACATCCTTAATCTTATCAAAGATTTTCTTACCAAACTTATACAGTCTGACTTGACCTTCATTCTCGGGATGTGCTGGATCTTTAACCACGTAGATATTAGCAACATAGGTCAGGCGACGTTTTTGCTTACGTACCAGATCTTTGTTAGCCTCGATACCTGAATTCCACAATTCAGTATTGAATTCAGAAACGGGATCGGCTTTACCTAGGGTTGTGAGAGAGTTCTCGATATACCATTTACCAGATGGGCCTTGAAAGCCGTGGTTCCAAATACGAACCCATGGTAGCTCTTCGCCTGCTGATGGTGGTAGGAATCGAATGACTGCGTAGCCGTTACCAGCCTTATCTACCTCTGGTTGCCAGAAGCGGTCATCTTTTGCGTTGTCTTGAGTCTGAGGTGTTGCAATCTTTTCGACTTCTTTCATCAATTTGTCGAAGCCACCTGAACTCTTCTTCATAGAACTAAAATCTAATGCCATAATTTTCTCCTTGTATGCGTTGTATAAGCGTTGTATTTGTGTTGTATTTTATTATTTACTATCATCAAGATCATCATAATCGTCTACATCACCGTCATCTAGATCGAGACTTTCGTCTTCCTCTTCTAACATATTATATATACTTTTCCGATATTTGCCACTCTTATCTACACCCTTGGTAATCCTACGAGCTTTTTTCTCGTGATCGATTTCGAAATTTTTATGTTTCATCTCTGTTGCTACTAACTGCAATAAACGGCCAGGCAGAAATACGCTTCGTAATTTCCGATTGGTGATGCGCAAGTTTAATCAAATATCGTTGTGTTTCTCTAATATGCTCAGATAACTCTGTCATATTTTCTTGTAGGATACAAATAGATTTTTCTATTTCCGTCATACGGGTTTTAGAAAGATCCAATTGCTCTTCGGTAAATTTCATTGTATTTGTCTTTTTTAATTTCTAGAAAAGGTGAATACTTCTTGATAATTCTCGACGTATCCGGCCAGACTAAATCATCTTTTAAATCCAGATCTAATTGATCAGTAAAGTTATTTAGCTTATTCAGAATTACGAGAGTTTCAATTGAGATATCATTCCGAAGATACATTTTTACAATAGGCGGGTGTTGCCCGTTATTGCAACAGAAGAGTTGTTCAAAGGTTATATTGTTCTTATCGGCAAACAATACAGCCTTGTCTAACTCTTTTTTAAACGTATATGAGATAGATTCTATACGTTTCTTCCATCCTTGGTAGCGGTCTTTAGATTCAACATCGAATACACCGCCCCATCTATCACCGGACACAAAATTGGCTACTAAGAAGTTCACAATATCTTTATCTGAGTAAGTTTCTGCTACTCTATTTATTGATAGAAGATCCTTACGTTTAAGAAAAGAATTCCTAGTAGCACGAACACGGCCCTGCTGTTTAATCACATCATAACTATCTGTCGTAAAATGTAGGCGCAAGGCCAAATAATAACGATAGACTTCAAAAGGGGCCATAATCATAGAGGTAAGTGACCCCGTGGTTTAATCATATTAGCTATCTCAGCCTCCATTTGAATCTTCTCTCTAAGCTTCTGATTAATCAATGAACCAATACTATCTATCTCAATATCTTTTTCATGGCAATAACTAATAACTGCATCCATATATGTTGTATTAAAGTTAGCTACTATCTCATCAATATACAAACTAAACTCATTAGGAGATCTGAATCGTTTAGTTATTACTAATGCATCTGTTAGTTGTTCGTTTTCGTCAGTCATACAAAGAAGATAAGGCCCAGCATTACTGCTTGAATGGCGAAACCAAATCCAATTGTTACTACCATCAGCATGTCTTTAATTATAGCTGATTTAACAAAATAAAGCAACAGACCCGCCCACAGTATCAGTGATATATCAAGGGGTGGCATCTTATCGGTAGCACCAGCCATAACGGCAATAAAACCAGGAATAGTTGCACAAATTAATGTTACAATACTTATCCATGCAAACGTGTCAGCTGTTGCCTTGGTAAAGCCCTCAAAATAAGTAAATACACTATCTTTAAATTCGTTAAATTTTTCCATTTTTCTCTCCGTAAAATATATGACGACCAATTTGACTAATCTTTGGAAGGTTCCAATTAGGGTTTACATAATCGGCATGATAATACATTGCCTTATACATCGATGGTAATCTAAAGTTTTCTAGTAATACTTTCTTAGCTACCTCCATAGACTCTTTATAATGTACACCAGATTGTACCTTTGGTCCGCTCTCACAATACCATGAGAACTGACATACGACCTTACCATAAAAAACGTTTTTCTGATATACTACATCGCATATATCTGAAGGGAACTTACCAGATGCTGCTCTATTTAACGTTACCTGTGCAACTGCCACCTTACCCTCAAAGGGCTCCGTAGCTGCCTCATGATAGATGTTCTTTGCAAGACAGGTTAACTGCTTTTCTCTTTCTAGCATTGTGATTGGAGTACCGTTATATTGATTAGTGTTATAATAATCAATCCTATTAGTTGTAAATTTAGTTACCAAATATAACGTTAATACAACCAGACCTATTTTCAAAAATAGATTAAAAGTTTTTACCATTGGTTTTCCTTATTAAAGAGACTCTCGAGTTAACAAGAGCCTCTGCCTTCAGATTACTTCTTGGTCGAAGTTGGTTTGATGTCTGTAGGTATGTTAGAAACAAAACCATTCAAGACTTGCGCCTTAGCAATGATTTCAGTTTCGGAGGGATAGGCTGGGTAGCCTGGATGCTCTGGAGGTGTTTGACCGGCGTGTTTAGCCGTCTCTACCTTTGTGGACCAGTCGTTTGATATTACTTCACGCTTACCGTAGTAGTCGTCACCAAGCATATCTTTGGCCATCTTGAGAAGTTCGAGACGAATCTCGAAAGGTGTCATGTTACTCATAATAATCTCCTTGTGTGTATGAGTGTTAAAAAAAGTAGTTTAATTCTGTTACGAGGATAAACTACCAAAAACCCTAAGCAGAGTTTAGGCTGCTAATGCGTACTTTTCATCGTTTGCATTTCTCTTTTTTGCGTCTTCGGCCGAGTTACCCCAACCCTACGGCTTCTACTTTGCCGGATCGTCCATCTTTGTACTTATCGCCCTGTCGAATCTAGAACAGGCCCATCATAAAGACTCTTCCATGAATTATGTGCTTCGAAATAACTTAACCAAACACAATGTTCACATCCTTTACCACAACATGTCGTTGGTGGTATTGGCTCAAAGACCTTATGGTGGACCTGAGGAGATTTGCACTCCTGTCCAGAACTACTTTCGATTAACTTCATACGATCGTAATGTATATTTAGGCGACCTAATTCTCAACCGCCCACATATGGATTATACAGTAGATGCCACTACTAATCCACTCTTTCTTTCGTAGAGATCCCGAAAGTACATTAGGCGTTTTACATGAGTGTTTCTACGCTCAACGAAGACCTGAGGCTCTTCGTCATCTACTGCAATTGCAACTACGGTTTGAGCAACTGGTATCTTAAACTGTTCTTCGAACATAATAGCATAGGCAGAGCATTGCATGAAATAATTCTCGATATCTTCTTTATTTTTAATCCTTTTAGCTGTTTTAAAGTCAATAACAGATAAAACTCCATCAAATTCAGCTACACAATCCACAGTACCAGCAATACGCAAATGATCAGAGTACATTCGTAGCTCTTGAGCATATACGTTATTAATACGGTGGAGGGTAGGTTTAAATTTATTAAACAACTCCTGATCTAAAGGACTCTTAAACGCAGGTACCTTATTATCAATATATTGCTCGCACAATGTATGAATTCTTGTACCACGACCAGATGCCTTTTGTGATATTTTATTAGCCACCTCTTCACCAACTCGCTTACGCCACTCCATAATATAACCTATGTTGTAGGCGGCAAGCACCGTAGTGATAGAAGGGTACTTATTACCCTCCGGTGTAACGTAATAACGGGTACCGTTTTCGTTTAGTTGTTGTAGTTTGGGGACTTCACGGTCAAGCTGTACATGATTAAACATAAGTTATTTTAATGGCTTCCTGACAAAACTTCAACTGCATGGGCGTAATGTTTCTTACGGTCCTCTAAACCAATAGTACCACCGTTAATCTTTTTAGTCATCGTAACAAAGTCACCTGAATCGGCATATTGATTAAGATTGTTCTTATGCCAGAACCAACCAGCTGAGTGAATTGCGTAATACGCATCTAAAAGAATATCGGGGTTCTCAATTAACGTATCATCCTGAAACATAAACTTTGAGCAACTACTGTAATTATCTTTACCGGTTAATTGAAGAAGCCCACGACCACGGTACTTCCAACCATCACCAGAAGTCTCAGGCCCATTACCCATTCTACCACCGTAAGACTTATTTGCGATTGCTTCAGCCTTACCAGCATATTGTTCCGCTATACCAGCTGGATAGCGCTGAGGCCATATCCTGGTCAATGTTGCTGCTTTATAGTTAAGGTTCTCCTCCAAGGTAGAAAACCCTCCAGACTCGTGAGCGCATTGCGCAATAAAAGCAGCTACTCGGGGTATCGTTGTAATGCCGTATTGAGGTAAAGCTTCACACATACTTTCGTACCAGTCATCAGGTCCCCCTATTGCACGTGGTACAAGTTCTCTTACTTGTTCAACTGTAAATTCAAAATCAAAGCTCATTTAGTTCTCCCTATCTTCGTATCTTATTTTAGCCAATATATAGTCTTTTACTAAAGAGCTTCTAACAATATCATCGGCTTCGAATTCTATTTTTGTAAAGGCTGCCATGTGGTATGCAATATCAAAAAATTTCAATATACCACTAACGTCATTCTTCTTCTTATTTAGGTCAGTTTGTCTGTAGTCTCCGCACCAAATAATCTTTGATCTATAACCAACGCGTGTCATAACGGTATCAATTTCTTCAAACGTCATATTTTGCATCTCATCGACAATAATAATCGCATCATCAAAGGACATACCGCGAATAAAAGAAGTTGATATAAACTCTATATGACCTTGTTCTGCTAATCTGTCGTATGCGTCTTTTCGATCAAATAACGTGTGACAAATTTGTCGATAAGGTTGTTGATATATATCTAACTTCTCATCGATGTCGCCAGGAAGGTGACCCATCTCCCTAGACTGTACGGCCGACCTTACTATAATAATTTTATTAAATGGGTTATTTCTATCTAATACTTCTTCTAGTGCTTTGTATACTGCAATAAACGTTTTACCTGTACCGGCAACTCCATGGAGTGCCATAAAGTAATCGCCTCTTTTATATGCATCATAAAATAGTTTTTGATTATCTGTTAAAGGTGTAAATGTTTTTAGGTGGTCGATCTTTAATTTAAGTGCGTTTGAAGTCTGGGTTCTCGAACTTGTTTGCCTCTCCTCTGTGTCATGAACGATAGCAAGTTTAGCAGCTCTTTTAGTAGACATGGTTCCCCTTTAGAAATGAAAAAAGGACTACAGTATTACCTGTAATCCTTACACTTGTTTTTATAACAAAGACACCCAGAGTTATTTTCTGGATAGTTTATCCGCCAAGTTACTTCTATAATTTGCGGCATGAATCTTGGACAAAACTTCATTAAAGCCTTGATCAGGTTTTCTAATTCCTAGTCTAACAGAATCACCCATGGCAGGGGCGCCCATGATGACCTCAAGATTAGGATTCTCTTTTAAGTATTCTTCACGAGAATTCCATGACATGATCTTATCAAAAATCTCTTCACTATCTTTATTTCGAAATGTATATGTTGGCATATTTTTATTTATATAAACCAGGTTGGTGTATCACGGTTTTTCCATGAGGCAAAAGACTTTTTATCACCAATATAAAAGTTACGGTAACTTTGAATAGAACTGGGTGTCTTATACCCATCTGGCATGGCTGGTGTAGGGTCAGATAACCAGCCTCTTTGTGGAATATTCTTAGGCAATTGACTAAAGACTTCTTTCATTCTTTCTGCGGAATGATTCTTACTGTAGCGGTAAGTATACTCAGATAACAGTTCAAGCCATAAACTATGCAGCCATTTATAATGATTAGAAGACTGCCGTACCCATATATTAGAAGGATGGTTAAAATGAGACGCTTTCCATACTATCTCTTCTCTAGAATCTGGCAACTGCCATCTTGCAATATTACGATCGTTTTTAGTCTTACCATAATAAGGTTCACCATCCAATACACGATGAGCAGTAGACATCAACTGACCGTATTCCAGAATCATTTTAACTACATGTTTATCTACATGCTGTTGCGCACATTCAGTCGGGTTGTTGCTCAAATAAAATATGTTCACAAGGATATACCTCAAAAGTCACATTAGGATTATCTGCTAATACTTTACTTTTAGCAACTTCTATTTCTTCTAACGTAAGGTAAACACCAACATGAGAGGTCTTTTTAAGTCGATTCATTTTATCGCGAATCTGCATTTCTAAATTGTAAACTGTATGCATTTAATTAATAACACCTAGACTGGTTTCCCCAGTTAGCTGCTCATACATCATCTCAAACTCTTCATGCTCGGCAACCTCAGTAGAGAAGTTTTGCTTATGATAAACCTTAGCTAGTTTACGAAACGTTTTTTTACTCATTTCATATTCTTCACATATATTAGCAATTGCCTCTTTAATAAAGGTTCGCTCACCTTCAGTGCGTGCCATGGACGCTGAAAGCTCATCCATACACTTCTTAATAGCTTTACGCGCGGCGGGATCGGAAGGAAGACTCATTTTATACCTCAAGTAGTTTAAATTCAAAATTATCAGCTATCTCTTCGTAGTTAATGTAGCCTCGTGGGTTACAAACAATACGAGTTGTACCAATCATATAGTCATAAGGGTCATGTGTGTGTCCGTGTGTCCATAGTTTAATCTGCGGCCGGTCTAAAATAAATTCAGACAGATCACTGCTGTATGCCCCATTCATTAACGACTCTCCCCTGTACCGAGGATGAGTAGATGCTTTAGATGGTGAATGATGACCAACAACTACAAACTTACCAGTCTCATCCTTCGTAGTTTCGTCAATAAAAGCCAGCATTGCTTTATGGTCTTCAACCGTATCTTCCGGGCAGAAGGTAGCAATCCTCTCGTGAAATTTACCTTCCTGATCTTTAAACGAAACTACTCTTGAACTATTTTTAATAATTCTAAAGTCGTTCATTACACCTTTAATTGAATAAAGGGTATGCGGGTCTGCCTTATTCATATCAGTCCAGAGAGTACCACCAATGAAAGTAACGTCATCGATAGTAATACTTTCTTTATCCATGAAATGAATATTAGGGAACTCTTTTAGAACCGATCGTAGAGTATCAGCGGAGGTAGCATAGTCACCATGATAGTGCTCATGGTTACCCATTATGTAGAGCACATGCTTAAAGCTAGATGAACATTGTTCAAAGAACGTCATAAAGCGCTGTGCTTTTTCCATAGGAGGTATAATACCACCAGGGTTCCAATCCCGCAGGTCATGCGCTGTAACAATATCCCCTGAGAGGATTAGTACATCTGCATTATGCGCATTAGTAACTTTGAGTTGACCAAACTCGATATGTAGGTCAGAACCAAGTAAGATTTTCATCCGCGTCTCATTCGCGATACTTCTACCGCATTATCATCACTAAAAATAGGTACTAAGTTAGACTTATGCATAACAGCAATACCCAGCATTTTATCACCAGTATACATATACTTCTTTACACCAGTAGTAACCGCACCGCTATGACCCGTATCACGACTAGGATAACGAATCGTCTCACGAATAAAGGGAGTATAAACAGTTCCAGGTAATTTTATCATATTAGTAGATTTCTTCTTAGTCTTGCCTTCAGGGTTAATATCGTATTTCGCACACCACTTAGCGTAAGCCTCGCGTTCAGCCTTAGGCATAGTCTTAGGTTTAACTTTAGATTTAGTATTCGAGTAGATCATAACATATTATATCATAACTAGAGAATAAGTCAACTCTTACGGGGTTGACGTAACCTTACCTGTCTTACATCATAAAATCTCTCTGGTTCAGGTAAGTCGTTACTTACTGACCACGGTGATGGTTCAGGTTTTTCAAACCGTTTAAGTAACGATACCCAAAGAGATTTTATGCTAAAGGGGCTTTTTCTTTCTTCACCTCTACAGGTTTTGGGGTAAGAGCAAGCGGGAACGCCTCCCTCACCATATCCTCTTTTAAAGATTTATACTTCGTATGTAACTTACGGTCTTTAGCTAGACATAAAGCCTCTGCCTCCGTCCAGTGAATACCTTCTAGCATATTTACAAACAAAGATTCTTTTTTAAGCTTAGGTAAGTTAGTAGAAGGCTCTAACCAAACATAGAAACGTCTAAGTTCTAACTGAAGAGAGGATTCGTTATAGCCGATCGGCTTATCGGTATCTTTCCTGAATGGAGGCTCTCCCTCAGGTAAATCCATCTTAAGCATATGATCAAAATTTAATCGAAGTAAAACAAGTAATGGATCAGTTACGTTGTTCTTTAAGACTGCGATCTTTTCCTCTCGGGTCTTAGCTGCTTCAAATTTATCTAAAATTTCGGATACTAGTAAGTTCATCAAAACTCCTGAATGTGTTCAATCATCTGTTTCATTCTATTAGCCATAAAATAGTCAAGCAACAGGCTTCTATCCTTAACGGGATATGTCGTAAAGGTATTTATAACCTCATCTTGGATATATTTAGGTATCATAGCAAGATCTACCAAGGTAGCATTACGATGGTAGTTGCGCCGTTCATCTTCAGTCTTACATGCAATAAAGCCGTTTTCAAAGAACTCTTGAAGTCGTTTTGCAGTGATCGATTTCTGTCTCTCACCACTTACAATAGCATCATCTGCAGTCAGAATATTAGGTACCCCGTCCCCCTTATCACCC